CTTGCTTCTAATGGCAATGCACTAGATGTAACACTTCCAGACAAAAAAGTAAATTGTTTGAATGTACGGAAAGAATTAATTTTAGTATTTACAGGATCAACTCTTTTAAAAACAGTTGGATAATTTCCTTTATATTTTTTTGTCGTAGCCATCTAGTAAAAAGCCCCTTACATTTATTAATAAATATAAAGGGCTTTAAATCATTGAATAATTTTAAAAATCTAATTTCACTCGGATAAGTGCTTCACGGCTAAATGTTTTTAATAATGGTTTAGATAATTTGGCTACTGCTAATAATTCTCTGTTATCATTATACATTCCAACTGTTGTTATATATACTTTTGGATCTTTAATAAATGATGACTGCGCAAAGTCTCCATCAGACCCTGTAATAAATGATGGGTTGTTAGAAAAATTATATTCAGCATTTTTAACACGAACAAAGAAGTGTGTACTTGTAATTTCTTCAGAATTTCTTGCTAAAAATCCATATGGATCTAATGTTGCCGGATTAGTTTGTTCTGAAGAACCTGATATTGAATGAAATAATGCAAAATGGTTATTACCTTCTGAACTAGAACTTGTATTTGTCTCAAAGGCTAACGAAGTATCTAATTTATTACCATTTAATATTAATGTACCATAATCAGGATATACTAAACCATAATAATCTGGACTAGATACATTATGTACACCACCGTTAATTGATCCAGATACAATGTTGTATACTCTTCCGTATTCTCCAACTGTAGCTGAATTTATAGAAGAATCATCAATAAGTGTATATACCGTACTACCAACACTAATCGATCCTGTTGCATTAACAACTCTAGATGAAATGTTTGTTAACGGTAATTCAAAATTACCTGGATCCAAACGTTCTTTAATTCTTTCTCGTTTAAAATTAATTACGTATATTGAATCAGAATCTACACCATTAAAAGTAAATCTAGTATCTGTATTTTCTAGCAACAATTGTTTGTATTGTGAATAAATTGCTCGGCTCGGAGAATCATTAAGCTGACCTTCTGAATTAGAACCACTACCTAATGCATGGCCATAAGCAATAGAATATTGAACTGCAGAGCCGGTTGCTGCCGTGTCTTTATGAAAAATATCTACATAATATTGACGTTGTGCATTAGTTAATGCTGATGATGTAAAATGATTAACTAATGAAGCTATTCCGTCACTCCATATTCCTGATGTTACTGTTTCTTTTTGATTTCGAATAACATCATTTGTTTCATCAAATCTTGTAAATGTTCTACCATTTCTGGCTAACAAATTAACTTGTTGCTGTTGTCTTACAATTTCTTCTGCTCTTTGTATTGCTAATTGTTCAATCTGAGAAGAAATATTAGTATTTAAATTAGATGGAGAAGCATTTGATGCTAGATTTAAAGCTGTTTCGGCTAGGCTATTAAACGTTTGTTCAACTCTAGGTAATGTTTTTAAATATTTAATGTAATTTTTCATAATATTATGATCCCGATGTTGTTGTAAATGCATTAACAGTAAGGTTAATTGTTGTGCTTCCACCTGTCTCATTACCTATAATAGTAATAGTTGCAGTTTGTCTTGTTGTTAATTGTTTTGCAGTAACAACAAAATCAATACCAGTAACAGCTACACTTCTCGCATCTTCATTATCTCCAATAAAACGAGGTGTGGTAGGTAATACAGAATTTTGTATAGGTGTAGAAACAGAAATATTTGCTACATCACTATTTGAAAGTATAGCCGTATAACCCAATGTAGAATTACCTCCAGCAAAATTTGCCGTATTTGGTGAAATTGTACTAATCTCTCCATTTCTAAGTATAATTGTAGATGTTCCAACAGTAATCCTAGGAATTCTAGTTGTACTTTTTGGTAATGTTACTAATTTATGACGCATCATTTGTGTTTCGTCTGATACTGCTTCTACAATTGGCATATTTTCAATAATAATTCCGTAATAATTTGAGCCAAGCGGATGGTCAGAATTCCATAAATCATAATCAATTTCGTCATCTGCTAATGCAAACTGCGTAATTCGAAACGAATCTCTTCCTTCTGCTAATAACTCTCTACCTTTCTTAGTAAGAATTGCATCAACTGTGACTGAAGAATTATTTAGATACCCCATGTTATTCCTTATTTTTTATATAAATATTATGATATTCTAAAATTGCCGTTATTTCCTTGTTGCGTGTAAATTAATTGATTTGGATTAGTATTAATTAGTTCAACTACCGGTCCGCCATCAATTGTTTGATTTGAATCTACATTAAAATCAGTTGAGCTCATTTTAGAACCAATATATCTATGTCGTTTACTACCTAAAGAAATATCATTTACTGTATTTATTGACGAACTATATATAGGTAATGTTGCTTCACTTAACCAATAAGGAGATGAACCAGTTACTGGCAATCCATTTTGAAAGAATAAATATTGATAATTATATATCATTGATTCATATTTATTTGACTTTCTCAATATAACACCTAATTTTTCCGGATCATATGATGATGTTATAGCGTTAACACCCCGTATAGATGCAGTATAAAATTGATATTCTGTATCAGTGGTTGGAGGAATATTAACAATATCAGTTTCATATGTAACATTTTCACGTGATATATTTAACATTGAAACGTCTTTACTACGTTCTAATATATTAGGTTGTATTAATAATCCAGTATTTCGTTCAACACGCGCTGGTAATAATTGTTCTAGTTGTTTGAAAAATGAAAGATCAAACAACGTAAATATTTTTATATATGAATTAATATCATTCTTAGTTTCATATTTTTTCCAATAACTTTGAGCTATTTGTATTAAATCTGTATATGATTTTTCTTTAATTTTTGATGGATCTCCTATATATGAATCTAATTCAGTAAAACCAAACTGCGCAATGATATCTTCATTAATCATTGTTTGTGGAGAAAAATATACTCCTAATTTTTTACTATCTAATGGTGCTGTATCGAATTGACTTCGTTCTGCTCTAGTTTTAGTATTTAAAACACCAATTAAATCATTATTTTCAATACGAACTTTATTATCATCAAAAGTTCCTGCTGCCAATGATATTCCATCATAATAATATGTTTCTTCGATTGAATCATATGGTTGTGATGTCGACCATCCAGAAAATGATGCACTTATTCCAGACACATTAGGTTCAACACCTTGCAAACTCGATGTAACAGTGTGATTTATCTTTTGTGTTAATGGCAAACGAAATACTAATTCATCATATGCATCAACATTACCATCATATGCTGCAGGTGCTTTTGTATGATTATTAAATGGAGTATCTTGTAAACTAGATGACCATAATCTCAATTCTTGTAATTGTCCTTGTAATCGAGAACCGCCGCCTGTACCACCAATTATTAATGTACCTGACCCAGCAAATGATGACGTTGCAGACGCAGAAACTGCTGCTACAATTTTTCCATATTTTGATTTTTTAGCAACTACTTCTAATGAGCCATTACTACCACTTCGTAACAAAACATTTAGCCAACCTCCATCAAACATTTCAATATCAGCTGAACTCGTACCATTAATTTGAATAGTTCCTAATGTTCCTCTTGTAAAATCTATTGTAACATTGTTTGAGTATGCAAATGTTTGACTTGCAGATACTACAGAAATAGTACCCGTTGAATAACTTCCTGTATTGATGTAGTCTATTCGCCAATTGGCAGCTGCAATTGAACCAGATGATGAAAGTGTAGTATCAATAGTAAAATTTGTTGCAGATTCTTTACTAACAATTGTATATGTACCATTAATTCCTGTTTTGGATAATGTAACAGAACCTGAATTATCAATTGGTGCAGTTAATATTGCTGAAGATGCTGTTACACCTGTACTCCCAATGTATTGTGGTTCAGTAGCTGGTACAAACGCGAGTGTTGCTGGATTACCTGCAGACATTGATACATCATTTAATTCAACACCATCTAATAATGTAATTGTATATACCGACTCTTCAACAGACCAAGATATATTAACACTACTAATCGGAGCATCTTCAAATACAAATATACCTGTTGCTGCTACGTCTTGTATTTGTGTAAACATTTCTACGTCTGAAGCATTACTGTCTATAAAAGAGGCGTCAATTTGAAATGATGTTAAGTCTACAGGACCAGCGTTTACTGTATCAAAACTACCAGAAACATTAACGTTATCAGTATATCCAAACGTTAAAGTTGCTTCTCCCGTTAAACTAGAAGTAACTTCATAATCCAATTGATATGATTGAGATATTGCAAAAGTTGATTCGTCTAAATACAATGTAACGTTATCAACTCGAGTATCGACATCAATTGATGCTGAGCCATCTATAGAAATAGTTGCTGCATCAAATGTGGGAAACGAGCTACCGTGTAATGATGCAGTATTGTTAGAATCAAAAGAAGATGACATATAGCTAAATGAAAATAAATTCATTGTGCTAGGCAATGCTGGATTAGTCAATACATTATCAGTTCGGAAACGAAGTTCTACTGAATTAATTGGTTGATCATAATCAACAGTTACTGTCCCTGCAGTATTTTGAATTAAGTCTAATGCATAATCAAAATTCAATTTTTCATAAACTGGCGGACGTTCTAATCTAGGACCGCCATATTCATTGATTGATATCATGCTTTGTGGTATTCCGTAACATGATAATAATGCTTTTATACTTCGTTTAGTCCCTTTTGTTTTCAATAAATGAGGCAAGTTATTTACTATTCTACGCCACACATGACGCGTCATTTTCTTACTAGATATTGAATCATTATTAACAGAATTTGAACCTGTTAAAAATGTACCAGACTCATTTGTTCCTAAAACATATTGCCATAAATCGGTATATTGATTTCCTTCATTTAATGTCCAACCAAATTGTTTTGCAACTGAATATAAAAGTTCATCTGGCATACTCAGTTTAGGATGTTCATCTCGTTTATGTATTCTAGAAACATGATTGATATATGTATAAATTATATCATAATGATGTCCTAACATTGCAACAAACAAATCTAATTGTTCATTATCTTCATTAATTCTAATGTATTCTGGTATAGTTTTTTGCAATGAGTTTGGATTGAATGCATCATATATGCTAGCACTATCTAAAATTCCATTATACCAAGATTCTGCAATACTACTAGTAGCTGAATACAATGTATATGGTTTTGTTGAATTTGATTTTGGCCATGGTTGCACATAACTGCCAGTTATATTAACAACATTTGCATTTTCTAATGGAACATTATGTGTAAACAATGCACTTGATGAATCATAATATAGATATCGTTCAAAATTATCAAATCCTCCAATCAAGTTGTCGATATTTGTTTGATATTGTGCAGCATTATTTTGTGCAATACTTCCAGATGTATTCAATGATATAGAATATTGTTGGTTGTAAAATTCTAACAATTCAATTTTATACTTGAAATTTTTAATTCGTTCTGTTGCTGAACTATAAAAAATAAAATTATTAAAATCAGAAAAATCAATATTTAACTCATCTCCAATTATACTGCCAGAAAAATATGCATTGATAATTTGTTGAGATGTCGGTATTGATGACCCTAATAATTCATTCCAATTTTTTAAATTAGTTTCAGCCGATGTATGTAATGATGTATTTGCTTCCCAATTCGGACCAGAAAGTTTATTAATAGTATTAATTTCAACAACTTCAGGTCGTATTACAACTTGATCAACATAAGGTTGTTTATCTTCTTGAACTAGCCAACATTTATCTTTTTCTTCAATTGATGCATCTAATGGTTCATATAGTTTTAAGTATATTTGAGTATTACCATCAGTACCAGTAACAACACTATTAATAAATGTAGCTGTTTTATTTCTACTAAAATTTAGTAAATATGTATAAAATCTAGAATTAGGATTTTTTTGTTGAGGAATAACATTTTGTATGAAACGTGTTATTTGTGTTAAAAATTCTGGATTATTATCATCAATAATTTCTAAACGTATTTCTGTACGATCTGGAGAGATCTCCGATACACGAATGTATTGATTTTCATAACTTCCTAAAATATTTTTAAAGAAGTTTAATACAACCGTAAACTCTCCTCGAGTTAGATTTAATTTTTCAAATTCAGAATATAAATCAACCTCTATTGTTTTATTATATAAAGATCTTGTTTCGTTACTAACAACATCTAATACATTTGTTAAAGTTTTACGATTAGTATTGATAGCATGATTACCTGTAATCCACTCATCTGCTGCATATATATGTAATTCCGTACGGAAATTAGAACCATTAAATACATTAGAGTCTAATGCTACACGTCCATTACGGGCATATGATAACAGCGATAAATCTTTATCATTAAATCGTTGAGCAACAACCGGTTGTTTCAATACATTAGTATCAATATTTTTATACTGACTTATCATTGTTGATTAAGCTTCCCTCCAGACCCAGTTGGTCCTCCACCTGCAGTCCCTCCAGACCCAGTTGGTCCTCCACCTGCAGGTCTATTACTTGTAGATGTATTAGTATTATTTAATGTTTGAATCGATTGGCCCGAAGGACCTAATCCACTTTCTGGACTAACCATTGTAACTTCCCAGAATGATTGATCAGACTGATAATACCCATTCGTTGCATCTCCACATTTTCCTGTTACTTCCCATACATCATTTAGACGCATTTCGCTGTTTTTAACAGTATATACTAATTCTAATAAATCATATCCTTTTGGCGGAATAAATATTTCACTGGTTGGAACATTAGCAGGTGTTGGTCTATA